TTGGCGAGTTCAAGCAGTTGTTCGGCGGTGATCTCGCCCTTGTTGAGCAGCTCGGCGAGCTGATCGATCGCGCTGACCGCCGGCTCGTCCAGCGTCTCAGCCTTCACGACGGTAAAGACTGCCTCGGGATTCGCCGGACGATCCACGAGTGACACCTCGACGAGCTTGATGCCGGTGATGATCGACTTGTTCAGCTCGTCGCGGTCGAGCACCTTGCCGCCGATCGAGAAGCCCTTGTAGACCTGCGCCTTGACCTTCTTCACGGCCTCGGAGTCGATGATGTGCGCACCGAACCACGTGCGGCCGTCTTCCTGCACTTCGGCCTCGATGGCGGTGCCCGCAGCCTTCGGCTGGTGCATCTCGCGCACGTTCGCCCACTTCATGTAGTCGGGCAGAGCTGCCTTCATGGCGTCAGCCGTGATGGTCTCGCCGTCGCTGTCTTCCGCTTCGCTCGACGCGTAGCCCCACACCTTCACGGTGCCGTCGTCGAGCTCTTCGGTCTTGGCGATGTCGGCGTACAGCTTCTTGATCTTCATTCCTGGTCTCCTTCGTCCGCCGCCTGATCCACGACCGGCAGGCACGTGCAGCGGCATTGCGGGTGAAGCGGCACGTCAGCACCGCCGGGGAAAGTCCCGTCGATCGGCGCGATGTCGCCGTCCATTTCCTGACACTCGTCGCAGCAGTCCGGTGCGGCGAGCCATTCCTTTTGCGCGACGCCTGCAGCCTTCCAACCAGTCACCTGGCCGGCCGCATCGGCGCGCGCCGTTTCCGTGCGGGCGATCATCTCGGCACGCACATCGGATAACGCGTAGTTGTCCTGAAGCGCGCTCGCGAGTTCGTCGTTGCTCCAGCCCTCGTCGAGAGCCTGTGCGGTGACGTCCTGGATCATGTCGCGCGTGGATTCGGTGATCTGCCACTGCGCGTTCGGGTTCGGCACGAGCTCGCCGTCGACGTACTTCATGCCGACCATCTCGGCCGCGCGGTCATCGGCCCATTCCGTGGCCTTCTGACCGATCAGCGCTTCGGCTTCTTCGGCGAGCGTGGCCTCAACCTGATCGACCGCCTCGTCACCGCCATCGACGGCAACACCGGCGAGCAGGTCCGCGTACATCTCCGGGATCTGGTCAATCCAGTCCTGCATATCGAGCAGTGCCAAGACTTCCTTGGCCCGCGCACGATCGAGGCGCATCGGACCATCGGCTTTATGCGTGCCGGCGAGATCGATGATCTGCGCGGCGATCTTCGGCGCCTGGTCCTTGAAGAACGCCTCAGTATCGGCTTTGAGCTTTGTGCGCGTGGTCTCTACAGCCGGCCGATCCTGATCGATCGGCCGCAGGGCTTTTCCCACCTTGGCCAGCGCCTCCTTAGCGCTGGCTTTGGGCGGTTCCTTCGGTTCGTCTTTGCCGTCGTCCGGCGGCGTCTTACTCGGGTCGGCGTCAGGCCCGCCGAGCAGCCCAGGAGGCGGCGGCGGGTTCATGTCTTCCTTCTGCGCGGGCGTCAGCGGTTCGCGACCAAGATCGGCGCGGACCTCGTCCGGGTGCAACACCTTGCAGGTGACATAGATTTCATTCACCTGGGCCTGCACGAGCGGATCGACGGCCTCCTCTTCCTGCCACGCGAACTCGAGATCCGGCGCGTTGAAGAGATGCGGCGCCGCGATGATCCCGTTCATCAGTCCGACGATGAAGTTCTGGATCGGCGCGAGGCCTTCAGTCAGCGCTTGTTCGTGTGCGTTGTCCGCGGTGGCGCGATTCTGCTGCTTGATGAACGGTGTCGGGTTGATCGAGAACGCGAAGCAGACGATGCGTGCGAGCCACTCGTCAAACTCGTCCTTCAGGATGGCTTCCTTGGTCATCGTGACCTTGAGGCCGTCGGGGATGAACTTCAGCTTGCGCTTCTGCGCGCTGTCGCCTTCGAGCAAGTAGTCCCAGTAGTTCTGGAACTGCTTGATCTGGTCCGGGTTCCATTCCTTCGGCGCAGTCGCCAGCGCATCGGGAACGGTGCCCTCGGTGTAGTAGCTCATGACGTGAATCTGCCGGCGCAGCGCGAGATTCACGGTCGAGATGATCTGTTCGACGGGCGAGAAGCCGTAGATCTTGTGCGTGCGGATGTTCCGCGGCCGGTAGATCAGTTCCTCGCGCGTGTAGTTCGCTGCCGGCACGCCCTTGAGGATCTGCTGATACGCAGGATCAGGCGGCAGCGGTGTGCGGCCCGAGGCGTCGATCACGCGCTTGATCGTCGCGCCGTCGACGGGCTCCAGCGAGTAGAGATCGCCGCCGTGCGTGCGACGTGGATACACAGTCGCCGCGTCGATGACGAACAAGTCTTCGAGCACCATTCGCAGCCACGTCGACCAGTCGTGCTCCTTGTCCGGACTCTGGAAGAAGTCGGAGATCTCCTTGCAGCGGCCGTCCGGCTGCTTCGCCTCATCGCGCGGCACGACCTTCCACTTCAGCTTCTCGATCTGGTCCTTGCGCGTCTCGATCACGAGGCGCAGAACGTCGCACGCGTCGGCGAGACCGCGCATCTGATCGAAGCTGACGGCCTCCTGCTGGCGCGGCTTCGACTGGAGGTTGTAGCCGATCGGATAGTCGAACTGACGACCCTCGACGCTCGCCTGCTGATCCTTCGGCGTGAACGGCGGCAGCGGCTCCAGCGGCCCGAACCAGACGTTCATAGCCGCGCGAATGCCGCCCACGGCGCGGGCGATCATGCCCGGCTCGATCGGAGTTTTTACCGGATCAGCCACGTCGATCAATCAATCGCGACGGGCTCGCCCGCGCCCGTGGTCTTGGCGTACTCGATCGCCTCGGGTGCGGTGTCGAAGATGTTCCATTCCGCATGGGCTTCGAGGTATTCGGCGGTGACGAGCACGAGCCTGTTTTCGCTCAAGCACCGATCTTCGCTGACCTGCAGCGGCCCACACAGGCGCGCGAGGATGCGGTCAGTGGTTTGCGTCGTGTCCATGGTGGCGGACCTTTACCAAGTGACCGGCTGAAGCGTCGGCCGGTTGAAGAGGAAGACTTGCTGCGGGCTGCCGGTCGTGGCGTAGATCAGCATCTGGTAGCTGATCGTGTCGCAGCCTGCGGGCACGTTGAATTCGGGCGTCGGGCCGACTCCTTCCTCGTTCGGGAAGAGGAAGTGGAAGTTCCGGCCGGCGTAGCCTGGGCCGTAGTTGTCGGCGATCTTGGTGCTGCTCTGCCGACACTGAACCCGCTGCTGCCACGCACGCCACTGCGATTCGTAGGTCTTGACGCCGAGCAGGCCCTGCAGCTTGTCGCCAGCCTTGAAACCAGTCGTGATGTCGTTGCGGTAGATGGTGATGTACTCATCGTTGCCGCCGGTCGTGGTGACAACGCAGAGCAGATAGCCTTCGCCAGGCTCCAGATCGGCCCACTCCGGGCACACCAGATACGTGATGCTGCCGTCCGTAACCGTGCCCCACAGCGTGGTGCTGCTCGGCTGTGTGGTCGTCGTGCCCGAGGCGGCGATAACGAGGTAGGAGCAGCCGTTTCCGGGGACCGGCTTGATGCGCTGACCGACGACCGGCGTGATGCCAGCTTCGTAGCCCGCGAGGCGCCCATGCATCGTGTAGACGCCATAGACCAACGTCGAACCCGAGCGCGTCGTCGTCCAGCCATCCGGAACCGTCGAGTTCGCGGCGCAGCCGCCGCCTTTGGTGCCGCCCGTCGTGTAGCCGAATCGGTTGTTCGGGACAAGGTTGCGCGAGTCGCCGTTGCCCCACGGACCAACGTCTGCGTTCCTCGGAAGGAACGGATCGAGCGCCTTGGCTGCAACCTTCCCCATGAGGCGCGCGCCGACCATGATCTGATGCGTGTTGTCGGTGCCGTTGAGGATGTCGGGGATCGCGTTGCCATCAGCCGAGTTCGGATCGGTCATCGCCTGCGCAAAGTCGATCAGGATGACGTTCTGCGGGTCTTGGCGTGCGATGTCGCGGAAGGCGTTGTTGAAGGTCGCGAAGCGCGCCTTGCTGGACGACATGCCCACGGCCTTGGGGTAGTCGGTGCAGAGGATGAACTTCTTCCCCGCCGCGACCACGGCCCGGTAGATCTGCCAGATGAGCGCGACAGTATCGACGCCGGAATCGTTGATGCCGATCTCGCACATCACGCCATCAGCGTCAGTCTGCAGCGCGGGGAAGAGCTGCGTGGTCCAGATGTCCTGCGCGGTCGCCCCATCGAATGCGAAGTCGTAGAAGCGAATCTGCTTCTTCGTCAGGAACTGCAGCCAGAACTGAAAGCCCTGGTTATTGAACGAGAGATCCAGCGCGCTCGGGCTCGGATTGAAGGTCGAGGGCGGCAGGTTGCCGATCATGTGCATGCGCGAATGGCCGATGCACGCGATCCTGCGAAGCGACGGAAAGGTCGTCTTCGGCGTATTCGTGAAGCCTGCGCGCAGGATCTCCGGCGCAAAGTTAGCGTCGGCCGTGACACTGCCGCCGACGACGTACAGGGTCAGGCCGCTCGACAGAGTGATACTGGTCACCCCGGGCGGCGCGTAGAACGTCATGAGCATGGCTGCATCCCCTGCACAAAAAGAAGAAGCCGCCCGGAGGCGGCCCTGCGAATTGGGTTGAAACTGTTTTGGCTAGGCGCTTTGCGCGCTGGCCTGCTGCTTGTCTGCGGCCTCGCCCTGCATGAAATCGAGCAGGCCGAAGTTGTTGTCCACGAACATCCCGAACGCGCCACCGCTCGCATCCGCGTCGTCGTCATGTGCCGCATCGGGGAACGCCTCAAGCGAGGCGAACACGTCTTCATTCCAGGAGCCACGCAGGAACTTCACGTTCCCGGCTTCGCACTGCGCACTGAACGGGCCGAAGCGAGTCACCTTGTCGCCACGCTCAGCGCGTGTGCTCGCGTTGAATCCGGCGAGCTGGCGAACCATGTACTGCGCTTGAGACTTGCCGGCCTGCCCCGGGTCCTGCGGAAGCCCGATGCGTACTCCGGTTCCGTCGGCCTTTGCCGTGTTCAGGATCGCCTGCTCAACCTTGAGCGGGCTTTCGCGCAATCGCACGGCATTGAGGACGTACCAGATCCCTGTTTGCCGAGCCTGTCCAAGCTTGATCCCGACAGTCCAGTCGGGATCGTTGTTATCCGTCTTCTCTGTGGCGGCCAAGTCCCAGTAACGGACGATGTCCAGATCGGCTGGGACTGCCTCGACGACCTCGACCCACGAGCGACGAAAGTAGAGCCCGGCCGCGGGTCGGATCTTCCAGTTGCCGTCGGCGAGCCGCGCGCGCTCGACGGCGTTCTGTGCCATCAGGTTGGCGCGGTAGCTCGGGTCCGCAGCGAGCAGCGCCTTGTTGTCGGAGAGTTTTGCCGCAATGAACGTCACCGACTTCGGCTCGACGTCATCACCAAACCGCTCACGCAGCTCCGCGACGCTGTCGCCCCACTGGATCGCGTCGTTGATTCGAATGAACCAGCGGATGACGCCACTGCGCTCCGGAATCGGAAGGCCAGTCGTCTCGTCGATCCACCAGGCGATGAACTCGGCGACCCAGCTGTCTGCATCTGGGTTCGTGCTCGCGCGCATGTAGGGCCGCACGCCGCACATGCTGCGATTTCGGCTTAGCAGGTAGAAGAACTGCGACTTCGTGAAGTGCGTCAGTTCGTCGAAGCAGATCAGCGGGATCTGCGCGCCCTGCCAGTCATACACCGTCGATTCATGCTCGAGGTGCGCGAACTTCACTCGACCGCCTCGCGGCCAACTCCATTCGAGTGTGTGCTGCACAGGCCGCCCGGCTGCAAGCGGGTAGAGCTTCGCGCTCTCGTCCCACAGGCCGCCCGGGTTCCGCACCTGGGTCGTGTTGCGCCGGAAGAAAACGGCCGCGAACTCCTTGTTACGCGTGACATGCCGAAGCGGCTCGAGCAGCAGCGCCCACGACTTGCCGCCGCCTGCCGCGCCGCCGTAAATGGCGATGTCGGCAGAGCTGCCTAGAAACCGCTCCTGCGGGCCCGCCTGCGGCTTGATGATGCGTGCATCAGCGGCCATTCTCGGGCAGGTAGAACGACACCGTTTCGGACTGGATCGGGCCGCCGTCCTTGCCTGTCACCTCGACCTTGTCCTTGAACATCCCGAGATGGCGGCCGAGCAGCTCGAGGTTCTTCACCTTGTCCGGCCACTTGATCTTCTTGAGGATGCCGACCATCTCTCGCTCGTAGCCGCGGCCTTCGAACATCTCAGCCAGGTCGAAGCCAGACAGGTACTGCCGCCAGACCTTCGGCCACTGGCTCACAGGCTTAATCGACATGTCGTCGGTCATGATGTCGAGCACATCCATTTCGGCGATCTCGACCATCTTCTTCAGGACGTAGTCAGCGTCGATTTCGGTGCGCGCCGAGCGTTCTGCGACACGTGCGGCGACAGCCTCGGCCACCCAAGTTTTCCCTAGCAGCTGGGCTCCGATGCGGTCAGCGTTCTTCTCGCTGTACCCGGCGCGGATCGCCGCCTGAGTGGCGTTCAAGTCCTTCAGATATTCCTCGACGAAGCGCGCCTGCTTTTCGGTCAGTTTGCGCATGTCGTCGATCTCGAGGATAGGGGTGCTCCGACCTGGATAGGGGGACAGGCCGGAGCGGGCTGCGAGGAGAGGCAGCCGAGGGGACAGAGATCACCTCCTCTCGAAGGTGCCCGGGCCCGGGAGCTAGAAACGCAAAAGCCCGCTTTCGCGGGCTCTTGAGACAGTTGTGCTGTGTATAGGAAAGGCACCTTAAACGCCCACGGCGTGGCTGTCAATCGACCATCATGGAAGAGCGCGGTCGACATCTCCGACCATTCCGCATTGTCGCAAAGCATCATCAATCGCGCACTGCGCCTGCTGATCCACATCATCCAGCCGCTTCTTCAGCACCTGGAACTGCTCGCCGATCGTCTTGCGGTTCATCCCGTACTCGCTCGCCAGTTCCTTGAACTCGACCTTTCCGGCGCGCGCCCACTTCTGCACGAGCGCGCGACGCACGCGCATGTGACTGATGCCCGCCGGCACCGCCCACGCGGTTAGCGCTTCGATTGCAAGCTGAAACGCTGGCGTCGGCCTTTCGCCTCCGCAACACTTGCACGGCTCGGAACGGCGTGCGTACTTCACGATGATGCATGCCCGCTGAATCGACGAAAGGCGTTCAACCTCTGCCATGACGAATCCGGCTTGCGCTGCACCGTCGAGCCCGACGAGGCCGCGCCCGCTTCCCAGTTCGCCGCCCGAGCGTTTCATCATCTTCGCCATCGGGCTTTCGGCGTACTGCTGGGCGCTGTACTGATACGCAAAGACAAGCGCCTCGTGCGTGTTTCGAAAGATCGGCTGTTGCGTCATGCGGTCCCCTCATCCTTGTGCTTCCAGTCCTCACACCGCTTGCGCGGCAGCCGCTTGATCCGCCCGCCCTTGTCGCAGATGCGGATCGCTTTCTCCCCGAAGGTCCATTCGGCGTTGTGCTCGCACCCGTCGCACGTCTCGCGGCCTTCGAGCACGCGCGCCGGATCGCCGTACATCCATTGCGGGAGGGCGGTCAC